TCTCCCTCACCCGGATTATGGACGACTGTATACTGAATCTTCTTGCCGACGAACTCGAAATCAGGGTCGAAGTCGGGGGATTGAATCTCCTCTGGCGTCAAAGGGCGACCCAGAATTATCTCACGATGCTTCCTGAGATTGCTTCGAGGGTCATTGGATAAAGAAACCCTCATCCACACCGTGAAGGGTTCGCCTCCAGCCGTAGGGTGATCATCAGGGAGGAAGTGTTGATCGGATTGAATCTTGAGAGCGATCATAGGCTTGACGCCAAATCGCGTCTCAACCATACCCAGATCTTCTGTTTCGTAAAAATGTCCTACGCTTTGGCCTGCCGGATGGGGAGTGTAATCTCCCTGAGGCAGTGGAATACGGGCCATTAAGCCTCCGCTACAGGTTGCGAGTGATCATCAGCAGGGCCATTATACCCAGCATGATGAGGATGTAACGAGCGATGCGATCTGGTGATTTTTTATCTAATCGAGGCATTCGATCCCCCTAAATATAGAGTGCTGGCCCCTTGCGGGCAAGATGTAGGGGAGTTATCATTGGAGCAAAAGGAGACATCATGAACGAACTTCAGCCGTTGGATATCAATCAGTCGCCCATCCCTCACTCCCAAGGCTTTTCTGGGAGGCTTTCGGATATGGGTTATGAACCTCCTGCCGATATGAAGATCGAACAATTCAGCCATGAGGTTGGGTTGACGATGCATATGCAACGGTGGATCAATTGGGCTCTCGGAGATCTATTGGTATATGGTGAAGAGAGATGGCCTGAACGGTATAAAGACGCCGTGCTGCTTACAGGAAAGTCTGAGCAGCATCTTTATAATGTCGCTTGGGTAGCCAGAGTATTCCCAATTGACCGCCGTAGGGGTGATCTCACTTGGTCCCATCATTTGGAAGTCGCCGGATTGCCTCGAGAAGAGCAGGATATGTGGCTCGACAAGGCTTCCGAAAACCATTGGAGCAGGGCGAAACTCCGATCCGCTAGAGAAGGTGGCAAAGCTACGCATGGGGATGAAGATACGCCCCCCGGAATTGAGATTCCAGAGGGCTTCACGACTCCTATGCGTGAAGGAATCATGAAATTCATTGCCGCTTGTGAGATCCAGCGTCCTGAAAAGGAAAAGACCGTAGAATACGTTGCTGATTGGGGAATCGTCAGAGTCACGGTCAGTCCTTCGGCTCAGTCCATATCATCCTCTCAAGAACATCTCCCTCAGGAGACTTCTTCAGAGCCCCAATCTCCTTCGCAAAGCCTAAGCATTCCTCATGCAGATCCTCCAGCCATGAACCAATCATATGGATCGCATGAATAACGGCCTCCTTTTCCACAGGGGAGCCTGACAATGAACTCTTGCGTAAAACCGTAAGAGAGTTTTCGACAAGCTCTCGATGGAAAGCCATGGCTCCCAATAGGCAAGCCATGAAATCCTTCTTGTCATCACTGAGGAATGGTGCGTAATGATCGACAAGTGAGTTCAGGATCTCAACGGCTCCATTAAAACCCTCCGTTGCAGCTTCCTTCAACTCAGGAGTTTCCTGAACAACACTATCCCTCATTTCATACAACATCTTTTCGATGGGCCTCATAATTTCCATTCCTTTCTGACAACGGAAGGAAACTTTCCGCGCCACGGGCCAAAACTTTCGGTTGCGCCTTTCATCCTTTCCAGATTATCTACGTGCATCTTGGCGACGACATTGAGGATGTCCTTCAATCTCTTGGAGCCTTCATTGTCTGCATCCTCAGTCTTATGCCACATGAATCCAAGCTGTACTTCTGCGGCCATAAAGCAACCGATCAGTCCAGACAGCAGGTTGATCTCTTCGCTGTCTTCAGCGGAGGGTTTGTGGAGGACTTCTTCGATCAGGCTTTGATATTCCCGGCCCTCTTCAACCATTCTATCCAGAAACTCGTTTAGATTTTCATCATCCATAATCTATTTTTACCTCCTTCTCTTGAGGAATGATCCTCCACCAACATTCATAACCCCAGATCGTCTTATTCCCCTTATCCATTCGAATGCATGGACATCGGTCGATTACTATAGACCCCTTTTTCAGGGCAGACCTGAAGCGGTCAGGATCAGCAGTTTGACAATCTTGAGCGATGGTAATTTTGCGGTGTGAGGTAACGGTCCCGTCACCTTCAGCCCCTTTATCGGTGCAGGGCATAACGTGAACTCTTGTTCCGACAGGAGGATGAGGAGGCCAGTCAGCCGTCACTTTATTGGGCGGACAAACACCCCCTTTAGGTTTCCTGAGCGATACCATAGCCCTCGAATAAAGCGTTGATTTCGGCGGTGGTTTCGAGAGTCCAGATCTGATTGGTGACGAACTCTTTATCGTTGGGAAGTACTTGGAGACTATTCGATGCGGATGTTTTGGCAGCAAATTCTTTGGCTTTAGTGTTGATGCTTTGTCTGGTTGCTGGCGGCAAGTCTATCTCATTAACGCTTAGCCTTTCCCGAAGCCTCCATGCAGTCGACGCATTGGTGAACTCAGCCAGTTCCTCTCCTGCCTTGTTTAGCTTTTCGACCGCTCTGTTGTAGACGGCCAAAGCCTTGCCTCCAGACCAATTTTTTATGGCAAATGCTTCAAGGGCTTTACGTTTCTCCTCCTCGATGTCTTCCACTTCCCTTTTAAGTCGGTATGTTTCTTCGCGGAAATGATGTAAAGCGATCTCCTCCAGCCTCTTACGTTGCTGAACGATCAGCTTCATAATAAAACCCTTCCTAAATGAGTGAGAAAAGAATTGAACAAACACAACAACAAAAACCCCAGAGCCTTCAGATCTCAGGGAAGGGAACGACCATCGGGCTCTGGGGTTCTTTAGCTACAACGTTGGCGAGGGGTGCCTATGAAGTAGCCTCGGCGGATTCGGAAACGACCGTCTCGGTAGACTCGGCCTCAGCAGTGGCCTGAACCTTGGCCAGCAAGTCAGCCTTCGACAGACTCGACAGGTCCTCATCGGTGGCCTGCTCATCGGCAGTGCCGAGATCAAAGCGACGGACTCCAACCAGTTCAGTGTTAGAGGCATCTTTCGAGGTCGGCTGGGGACGCTTGTCAACGCCACCAGAGGCGATCAACTGGTCACGAAGGCCATTGATGACGGCCTTGAACTTCACTGGGGCTTTCTTCTTCAGGTTGTCTCGAGCCGTGAACACCTGCTCGAGCAGATCGGAAGCCTCCGACACCGTAAGTGCCGGATCAAGGCTCCGAACATCAACCTGAGTTTGGGTAAAGATAGCCCACGTCTGCTTCGACGAGGCTGGTGAATTGGAAACGCGACCTTCTTTAGCCACGGCCTCGTCCTCTTGAGAAGCGACCACATCCGACGTCTTTGCGCCGTTCGTGCTTTCGGTCTGCTTAGCCACAATACTACTCCTCGTAAAGAGTGTAAAAGAGATACTGCTTACAACGGTGTAACGAAGGATGACAGTCGAGGTACTGTGCATCAGACCACATCAACCATTCGATCCGACGACTATCCTCAACCCAGACCTTTGCGGCTTTCACGAGCCGTCCATGCAATCGACCTATGACCTTTTGGCCTGTCATGAAGGTCGGCGGAACTGTCGTGACTTTATTGCCATCAAGATCTGTCAAAGCGAAACGACGTGTAGGGTTTGAAACATCAGGTTCTGTGTGTGCTCCCGGTTCGTTGCCCAATACGTTGAATCGTCTTATTTCTGTCATTACAGATGCTCCCCAATGACATACTCATCATTGTCAATGGGCATAACTTCGTAAACGTGATTATGATGCCACCGATCATGGAACTCAGCATCGCCGACGTAGACGATGGATTGAGTTTCTGTAGCCAACAGGATTGCCTTTGGCCGTGAAGACTCTGACTCCCCATCATCTTCAGCCAACTCCTCAGTAACCATTGTATCCAGCGTAGCCACCACCTCTGGCGAAGCCTCTGCTACAGCCTTCAATACAGCGGCTGTATTTTCAGGGCCATCAATTACAGCGGTGGTTTGTCGATGTATGACATACTTAGCGGCATAACACCGACGTTGCTGAGCCTCAGAGATAATCCCTCCGATTTGCGCTGTCATAGGTCGAGCAATTGGTGAACGACGTTGCATCGTCTGCATGTTGGTCCCTTCCCTTAGATGACCAAATACATCACAAGGTGAATGAGGGCTATCCTCATCAACCACAGTCCTGATTCTCGGTAACTCATAGGCTTTCCCTATCGATATAACGGCGGCCCGCTCCGCTTTAGAGGGCTTATCCTCCTCCTCCCTCCCCACCGCCACCCTTCCCGGTGGGGAGGAGGAGGTTAATGCCTCTGGTTAATAAGCCCCCCTTAAGAGGTCTGTCTCTCAATGGGCTCGGCCCTCATCGTTTGCACTGCTTTATCGTGCAACCTTTTTCTTACGACCCTTAAATTGTCGCTCAAGTAGTCCTTTTTCTCTTCAAGCGCAGTGATATCCTCTGAAATGGCTTTGTAGAGGATGGAGTTTGGGCCTTCGAGATCACGTAGCCTTTTGGCGGCCTCAATCTGATAGGATTTCTCCTGAATCTGGGCCACTATGGCTTGATCCTCAGGATGATTCGTAGCTTTCATCATCTTCTGTTGAGCACTGTATGGCATTCGCCCTCTCCATATATAGTGAACCGGTGGCCTAAGATTAAGGGGACCCTCCACTTAATAGACCACCGGCTCGATTCATTTCTTAATAATCCTCTGGCTCGATAGGCTCGTCGGCTTCATAGTTCGGGTTGATCCGAACGTCCAATCGATACTTCGACAGCTTCCTTTCCTCACATTCATCACAGACAGTGCAGAGATAGATACCACGAGCGTCGTACTCTTTCCATGACGACTCAGGTTGGCATACGTGCCTTGAGTCCCACTCTTCATTTCGACGGATCATGAGTAGACGACCTCACCAAATAAGCAGCATTGAAGGAAGACGTCTCCGGTTTCGGCGTCATCATTCTCGTTTAACAAGTCAACCAGATGCCGTCCATTGGCTACAGTCTGGAAGACAGCCATGCCTTTGTCGATACTGGCACGGTTTAGTGTGGCCATCTCGAGATGTGTCAAGTGGCCGTAACCATCTGGGTCATAGAAAACGAACACAGTACCACCGGCCATCGGTACTTGGTGGGCGTACTCCTGTCCTTTGTAGTCGTCATTCAATACGCTACATCTGACGGCCCAATAGACCGAGCCGCCTTCTAATGCACTACAGAGCATATCGTTGATCCGCTCAGCCGGTACTGCGATGTTAAGCGTCACAGCAAGATGCTCTTGCATTTCCTGAGTCGGTGTTGTGATCGTCATTCACTCTCCTCTCCATTGAGAAACGCTAAATAACGGCAGTCTTCGTGATGAATTGAACCAGCGCCCATGCCTCCACACTCTCTGCAATAGAGCCAGCCATCACAGCCCTCTGGAACGACAACTTTATACCTCCTATCACTCTTAACATCAGATGCGGTTTTCTCCAGTAGATCTATCGCTTTCCGTTGGGCATCGATCAGATAGAGTGTGTGTTGATCTGCATCACGTTGATGCTTTTTGTTCACGAATAGTCTGACCACAAAGTCTTCCCACATTAAATCGAACAAAATGATCACTTTGAGTTCAGTGATCGATACACCGTATCGATTAATGGTCTTCGAATAGGTCCTGACCCTCATGACTGCTCCTTTAGGCAAAACAACTAGCATTTGGGTTAGCTAGCCGATACATGCCCTCAATATCTGGCATCGCACCATACCCTGACGCAATCCACAGATCGGTAAGCTCCGACATTTTATCCTGTGCCGCCTCGGCTTTCTTATATGCCTGCGTTTCATAGTGTCGTTCAAAAATATATTGAGGCCACTGCATACCTTTTGGCCCAATGAAAGAATGAGCAATCGGGTACAACTCAACCATTTTGGCGACGATCTTTTCTTCAGTCATCTTGTGCCTCCACTTTTTGTAAGCGGTTTAAATAGCGTCTCCCGACATCTCGGTTCCTGCGATCTGGAGAAACTGGTCGATCTTCTCCTCCTCAATAAGGCAATCGCACCTGTAATGGTCGCAGTCAAACGGGATCGTGCTGTACTCCCCGATCAGCCTTGCCAATTCAGCGGCAAGGGGGCACTGCCTTGACACAGGCAGGTTAAAATCGCGGTTAAGAGCCGGACACCGACCGTATGTCTGTGTGGCTAACCACATGCTTGCGGATTCTCGGGTGATCATGTTCACTCCTTAATAGGCCGTGTAGAAATTTTGGCTCTTATGCGATACTTTGTGATCTTACGAGAGGTATGGCGGATGATACGAGTGACTGCTTCAATGCCGCCGACTTGTCGTGCAAATGCTCTCCACGAGATGGCTTGTCGAGTACAATTGCAGGATCGACAAGCTGTGATGCAATTCTTTGGCTCATTTGAGCCACCTTTACTGAATGGCTTCAGATGGTCTATCGTGATATTCTGTGGCGACTCCCCTTCCAAATTCGTGTTACAGTACAAGCATCTGAATCCATCCCTCAGCTTCAATGCCAGCTTGAGATCGGGCCTTGCTCTGAATCCTGCGTTATCACCGCGTGTTAGCTTACCCATGACGCTGACTCATGAATTTGATCGCATCCTTTAGTTCCCGAATATGATTTTCACAGTAAATTCTCAGGAAGTAGGGATCATTCCAAGCCATATTTTCCAGTCTACCATCGGCCCAAGAAAGCTCTGTCTCGAGCATATCTAAGATGTCTAAATACATGCGGTCTAAAGCCTCGCCGATGGATCGTCCTTCGTAACTCAGCTTGTTGCCCGATCTAGGAAGCAGATTGGCAAGCTCTTGAGGGATTGTGGCGTCGGCGAAGTAGCCCCCTTTAAAGACTTGATTAACGGTGATCCTCAGCTTTTCCATCACGTAGACCCGTCTCCTTGATCTCCTGCCAGCAAGAGATCCGATATGAAGTAACCGAAGGAGGTGTCATTCAGATGTAGACCGAACGACTCTACACTCAAAGCCGATCCCATCCCTCGCTCAGATTTCAGACGCTCTCGGTAGTCGCTCAGCCCCACCACGTGAAGGTGGCGTCTTAGGGGCCATAAGAGCCGACCCCGAAAGGCCGACTCTATAGATGCGTTTAGTTGATTGTCATAAGGCGGCGTTTCATAGACCGCTCGATGTTCACTTCCTCACCTTTGAAGCCGAGAAGCATCCATTGAGTACTCCCATCAATAGGGGAGTCCACCTTCTGGAGGTACTTCATACCGTCAAAAGTGACGTCGCTGGACTGGAGCAAAGCATCCAGTAAAACGGTCTGATTTATGGTGTTCGCCATCTTAATATGCCTCCCTTGTAAACGCGTTTACTTAGTAAGAGCGTCACACAGAGTGACCAATTCACTCTTGGTCATCTCTGATACGTCTTTGTCGCCGAATTGATCAGATAGAATCTGTAAGCTGGTCGGCTCTTGAGGTTCGGTCGATCTCGTAGACCCTTTACAAGACTCAGCGAAAATTGCGTCTCGGTGATCGTCGAGTCTTGAAGCGTGCTCGTCTATGACTTGCTGCAATTCTTTGGTCTTACGACCAGTAGCCCAGACGAGGAAAAACTGAAGGAACACGACACCGATCAGAAACGGACCTGCTCCATGAAAATCAAACATGTGCACACTCCTATGAGAGTTTAGATGGCTGAAAATGAGCCGACCCCATACGGGGCCGACTCAAGAGCACTACTTACGCGGCGATTTCAATTCCGCCGTTGGTGATATACTCGATCAACTCAGCCTTGGTCATCTTGTCGACAGGCTTTACCTCGACTACCTCGTCTGCCGGGGCGTCTGCTTCTTCGGTGGCACCAAGGTCGAAGCGGCGAACCAACGGGGCCTCTTCAGTCTGAGCATCGGAAGCCTTCGGCTCAGGTCGTTTGTCCTCACCACCAGCCTCAATCAACACGGGTCGAACCTTCGTGTTGATCCACGTCTTAAACTGAATCTTGCCGAGCTTCTCCTTCTGAGCGAAAATGTCCTGCAACAAGCCAGAGGCTTCCTCTACAGTCAGAGGACTCTTGAGAAAGCGGCAATCGATCTGAGTGATCGTGAAAATGGCCCAACTCTGCTTTTTTGTCATAGCCGAAGGCTTCTTTGCGGTGGCCTTATCAGAAGACTTCGCGGCTGCCTTGGTCTGCGTCTTGGTCGTCATCTTGCTATTCCCCTTGGCCGAAGGCCGTTTGGGTGTTTTGACAGTCTTTTTAGCGGCGACTGGCTTACCGGTCTTCAGTCCCTCACGTGGCATACCGTCGTTTACTACAGCGACGTGATCTTCAGCATCCCACTTTGTCGGCTCCCCTTTCAGAGCCCTCTTGATATTGAGGATATCATCCTCGACGGTCTCCATGAACTCTTTGATTTTGCTGACGTAGTCACTTGAACGGCTTCCTCGATCTCGGCTTGCCTCACACAGGAGCCCATGCAGACGCTCCCGGTCCTTCTCGGCGAACTTCAATTGCTCGGTCCACAATCGGACGTCGGATTTCGGCATCACAATCGGGGCAAGCTGGCTGGTCATGGTTCGGTTCGGCATCGGCAAATCTCCTTGTGGGGGCATGTTTTAGCTTTTTTCTTTTTGGGTTCAAAAGCGACAGCCCCAAAAAGAAAAAAGCCCCAACTTCCGGGGTGGAAGGGCAAAAGATCTGCGTGTGCCCGTAAGAGAGGAATCCAAATCGGCTCAGTCATACGCGCGTGTAAGAGAGAAATCGGCATGGATTCCAGTCATACGGGTGCCTAAGACTGGCAAGAGATTGGCCGGTCCAATGACACACACGTAAGAGAGCCAGCTTCAGTCTTACACGTCATGTAAGAGAGGACCAGCCAGTCTTACATGTGCGTATGACTAATCCAATCGGCAAGGCTTCAGTCATACGGGTGTCATTGGTAGGACGGTCCAAAGGCTACCTCTTACACTCGTGGCTTATACTGAATCCACGTAAGACTGAACAAAGCCAACCTTTTAAGCAGAGTCACACACATACACATGACTCCAGACTAGGGGGCTATCCAGTCATACACATGTGTCATTGTAGCTGGACTCCCTATACGCGGCCTTGATAAGGCTTGTGGGTGTTAGATGACCCTTGCCGAGAGGGATTTCTTCTATACGGGCGTATATAAGAGAGGATTGCTGCTATACGGGCGTGTGATACTATCGATAATCCTCATTATGGTGAGTATCACTCACTAAATGTGTGCGTAAGTGTCTGTAAGAGAGGAATTTACTTCTATACGCGCGTTTAAGAGGAATTTCCTCTCACGTGGACCCTTGTATGGGGGTGTGGGGGTAGGTGCCATTGGGGGTTGGCCTTTAAAAAACTATTTAATGATGCCCGTACTGAGCGCACCAAATTTTGGCCTCAATGTTTAAAAACAGTTCTCTTGCCGATAAGTGAGCCAAAGGGGGTAGAATCCGTCCTTTTCTTACTGGGCAAGAGAGTTACTCACTATAATTACCCATAATCTCGGGGTTAGTAATTGACAGGACTGAAAAAGCCACTATATATAGGAATGGGCATAAAAGAGGGGGTTTTGAATGTGCTGGGTTGAAGAGAGTAAGTACACGGAGCTACAGAACAGATACGGCGCTCTTGAGGAGAGGCTCAGTGTAAAGCAGGAGGAATTGGATAGGGCGAGGGAGGCAATCCAAGTAATTCAGAGGGATAAGCGTGATGCGTGGACTGGATCATGTTTACCTGAGGACTTGAAGAAATGGGGGATAGAATAGGGTGGCTTTAGCGAAGAGTGTTGAGGCATTGATAGAGGAGCCGTATGTGGATTTGATACCATCAATGCGTCAGATGGCGTTTGAGATTCCTGTGACATCGTGGCGGCTCAGTGTGGATTTGATGGGGATTTACAAGATGATGTTGACGGCACCCAACGATGGGGACTTCCGTGATACGGAGTATTTGTTCAGGGGTGCAGTGGTGCGGGAGGATATTGATTTGGGGTTGAGGGAATTGGTGGCGGAGACGGATCAGGATGGTGACACGGGTTAGGTAAGGGAACATTTACTGAAGGCGGTGTTAGATGGCTGTGAAGTGTCATTGCGGGGCGCAGACGAAGGTGTTGGAAACGAGGGATTCTGGGGGCAAGGTGTATCGTAGGCGGGAATGCACTGAGGGCCATCGTCACTCGACGTATGAGATATCAGAAGGGGAGTTGGAGAAGATCACGGCGTTTCGCAAGTCTCTGCGGGAATTCACTCCTGCGCTGTTGCGGTTCAGGCGTGAGTCGCGGGATTTCGCTCAATACATCGCAACCATGCTGGAGGGATGATGTATCAGCTTAGGCCACACTTCTTGCTGGCAGGAGATCCGGGGAGGACCGCTTCTGACATGAAATCCTTCAGGGAGTTTTACAAGCTGAAGGAGTATCGTCTGGGGTGGAATGCGTGGAAAACCATGATCACGCATTTGCATTTGGAGGAAGAGCCCAAAAACGACATGGAACTGATCCAGACATCATGGGATGGGTATCGGATGGTCAAAGACGAGATGCTGCCGCCGAACGCGATACGGTGCGTCCATCATGACCAAGACGACTAAGAAGCTTAAGGGGGCGGGATCGCCGGATGATTTCTACGAGAATCGAGAATCTTGGAGGAAGACTCTCAGGCAGATCAGGGAGGCGGTCAGCAAGGAGGCGTTTTGGCGGTGGCCGTATGATCTGGGCAGACAGATTATGAGGGTGAAGAAGTTCTCTTCAGCGACCTTTTTTTATTCGCCTCACGTTCCGACCAGCGAATGGATGGAGATCCCTAGAGATGATTCATTATGTTTGGTATGTTCAGATACCAAAAAGATTCCTGATCTTGAGTCATATCCCTTATATCTGATCGGGGCACAGATGGAATGCCCTTTATGCGATGATCAAGCGTTGCGTGGACATGGTCGTAGAATACCGTCACTCACTGAAGGTTCGGGGTCACGTCTGCCAGCAGACAGACTCACCAGAAGTCTCGTTGAAAGCCCGGACCAAGCAAGAAGTGGAAGCATTATTCTCCCCGACAACTCTGGGGGCGTTAGTTGATGTCGTTGCTGGAGAGCCGGATTCAGTTATGGACAAAGTAACTCCCAAGGGCACGGATATGGCTCGTGAGATGCTGAAAATCAAATATCCTGATTCTCTTTGCGGCCACCTTAACGTAAAGCGTATAATTGATGCAGATGCATATGCCTGCGCTTGTTGCCAAGCTACAGCGTCCGGTCTTGAAATTCGCGCTAATCAGTATCGGCTTGCTCGTAGTGATACGTAGTAGTATCTTGCTAATAAGGGGGAAACATTTTCCCTATGATTTAGAAAGATCCGTATCACTTGAGGGAGGTGTCCAATGCAACGAATTGGACGAAAGCGATTATCGTTCGTAGGCAGGAAGCCGCAAATTGCAAGATATGACTTTGCTCTGCACTGCTCTTATTGCGGATGCTCCGTGGAGGATGGTCAGATCTATCGTCGGATTAAAGGCCGAGTTTACCACGCCCTCTGCGCCCAGACTCAAGGCTGGAATTGTAATGCCGGAGACGCCTAAGACTCCAATACACCTGATGTCACGAATAGCGGGTGAGTTTTTAGACCGCAACTTACATACGCCCGATGAATTGGTCATGGTCATTCCTTCGCATGTTGCTGAGGAAGCTGTTCAATCTTCGGGCGTTTGTCCTGTTACCATCCGAGGCATCGCTGTTATGCAACGATCTGATTGCCCACAAGGGTCTGTATACATCATCGAACGCGCCGTTTACGATACATCAGATTGGGATTTCTCCGATGACGACATTGCGTAAGCGCCAAAGACACAAGAGACGAACTCTTGTGCAAAAGCGAGCCGATCAGACCCAGATCGCTCAGCTATATCTAAAGCAGAAAACGCAAAAAGAGATCTCCGAACTTATGGGTTGTTCATATCAGATGATCGCCCATGACCTGAAAGAGATCCGCGAAGAATGGCTGACGCAGGCTGCTGCTAACTTCGGCACCAGACAGGCTACTGAGCTTGCTCGCATTGATGCCCTCGAAGCCGAGTATTGGAAGGGATGGACTCGCTCTCAAGAAACAACAGAGACGATTACCGAAACTGAAGAGAAAGACGATGAGTTCGAAGGGCTTCAGCTAACTAAAAAACAACTTCAAAGGGTGAAGAGGGATGGCTCGGTTGCGTTCCTTCAGGGCATACAATGGTGTGTCGATCAGAGATGTAAAATTCTCGGTCTACACGCTCCTAAGGAAGTGCGGGTGGATCAGCACACATCGCAAACACTTGAGCTTTCTGAAATGAGCACGGATCAGTTGCGGGAGATCGTCGAACGAAACTCTCGTACTGCCGTTGAGCCTGAGAAGGCCGAGATCGAGGAAGCCTCCTTTTCTGAACAATTAGCTGAAGACGATGCGGCCTACGAGAAAGAGCATGATCGCGTCTTCGGTGCCTCTGAACGGTCGCCTCTACCTTCTGTGCTGCAACCGAATAAGTGGACAAAGAAGGAAGGGGACAATTATGACAATGAAAACCCTTGATGCTCGGGAACTGAAAGCTGCACAGGAACTGCTGGCCCGCAAAGAGGCCGCTGAGTCTTTGCTGGAATTTACCAAATACACGTTCCCTGAATTTGTCGTCGGACCCCACCATCGACTGATGTGTGAGCTACTGGAGTCGGTGGAAAGAGGCGAGAAACGACGCGTCATGATCTTTATGCCGCCTCGTTACTCCAAGTCGGAAATCAACTCGAGGCGTTTTCCGGCTTTCTTTTTGGGCAGGAATCCAGATAAATTCGTGATCTGTGCTTCATACAACCAAGACCTCGCAGATGACTTTGGACGCGATGTTAGGCAAATCGTTTCGTCCCCCGAATATCACCGTGTGTTCCCGGACGTTCGTCTGGACCCCGCTGTCTCGGCAATGGATCATTGGCGTCTGGAAGGAAGAAGAGGTCGATATATTGCCTCCGGCGTCGGAACTTCAATCACAGGCCGAGGAGCGCATCTCTTCCTTATCGACGACCCCTTCAAAGACCGAAGAGATGCAGACTCAGCCCACATGCGAGAACTCGTCTGGAACTGGTACAAAGCTGTTGCGTTTACCCGTCTACAACCCAAAGGCGCAATAATCTTGATCATGACTCGCTGGCATGACGATGATCTTGCAGGGCGACTCATCGAACAAGCTCAATTGGATGATCGTATCCAGCCGTGGGAAATAATTTCTCTCCCAACAGAGGCTGAAGAAAATGATCCACTCGGAAGAAAGCCCGGAGAAGTTCTTTGGCCAGACTGGTATTCAGCCGAAGAAGTCCAAGAGCAAAAAGCAGTCATGGGAGAACGAGAATGGGCGAGTCTCCACCAGCAGAAACCCATTCGAGATGAAGGCGATACTTTCCAGCTTGACTGGTTTCAGAGGTATGAAACACTACCTCCTCACGACACTCTCCGATTCTACGGAGCATCAGATTACGCAACAGACGATAGTTCAAAAGATTACACTGTCCACGGCGTCTTCGCCATTGACCCTGACGCGAATATTTACGTGGTTGACTGGTATCGACGAAAAGCTAAGGCGCTGGATTGGATCGAAGCCTTAATTGATCTGATGATGGAGTGGAAGCCCTCAAAGTGGTTTGAGGAAAAAGGCCAGATCCTTAACATGGCTGATCCTCTTATCCGCAAGAGGATGAAGGAACGGAGCGTATTCTGTTACCGTGAAGCCTTCCACATGTCCACCAAGAAAGCGGATCGTGCCGTTTCCATCGCCGGTAGAGCGCAGATGGAAATGATCTGGTTGCCGAAGCGTGCGCCTTGGGTTGGAGATCTCTTACACGAGCTAACACGTTTCCCTGCTGGAGCGAATGACGATCAGGTCGATGTATGTTCCCTCTTGGGCAGAGGGTTAGGAGATCTTCGTCCCGGACGCCGTAAGCACAAGATGCCCGAGGATGTGAAGCCTTCTGGAAGGTCTTTTAACGATCTGTTAAAGCGTCACGAAAATAGGATGAGGGGAAGGGCTTCGTCTTCAGAGGCCCCTATTGTAGGAAGCCATCCAACCTTCACACCGGATGCTGAGTACATCAAGATGTTGCGAGACTCTCAGTTGATTCTGTAACTTTCTTTGAGGGCTATTATTATGACTGATACAGAGAAAGCTTTAGGGAGAATATTATGGCTAGTAAAATAGCAACGGGTGTTCAGTCTTTTGTTGGGGGAGCAGCTTCTGTTGCCGACGAGGCTGCTAGAATGCGAGACAGGAGAAAGAAAAAGAAAGAGGAAAAGAAAGACCCTAACGATCCTTTCGGTCATATTTATCCTGCCCTTGCAAACGTAAAACTTCCTGATATTACGAAGAGTAATACTAGGGCCGGAAACCCGAATCGCGCTACTCTAGCCACATTAAGCTAAAGGGTACTGTAATGGCAAAAGCAAAAGCATCAAAATCAACGTCCAAGGCTGCTGGTGTGAATTATGACTATTATCAAGCAAAGCACTACGCAATTGGCGGGAAGCCTGTAGACCCGGAGGAAGATCCTCGCACCTCTCGTAACATAAAAAAGATCTCTGATAAGGAATTATTTGGTTGGACAGACCGGTATGATGAAGCGGCCAATCTGGGCTTTAGTAAAAAGCAAGTGGACAACGAAATAAAACGCCGACGTGGGCTGCGTGCAGTAAGTGACGGTGTACAAGAAAGGTCGTCTCAATAATGCGGCCACTTTGCAAGCTGATATAATATGCCAAAAGCAAAAGCATCAAAGACGACCTCGGATTCTTCCGGCGGAGGCTGGCCAGAGAAAGCTCGTAAGATAGCAAAGGCCTCGCCCCTAGGGAGAGGTCAGTGGAGTGAGCCCGAAGGGGGATTCCCGGATAACCTGAAGGAGTTGATTCTCAATGATAAATCGACTAATATTCCGGGTTTCAAACCGTTCGAAGATGCTAAAGAGCGTGGATTTACATGGGTCCATAACGATGGAAGAACAATACGGGAAGTTTTACAAACCCGCTCTGGTCCCTCTGACATTTGGGTAGATTTTCGATCCAAGGCTCGTAAAAATCGACCCGATGCCCGTATTAAAAAGAAAAAATAAATGGCCCTATCTTATCCAAATAGAGGCGACACCGAAGGCCGTCTGAAGTATTGGACGCGCCAGATTGATTTCGCCGAGAAGTATTACGCTCCGATCTTTGAGGCATCTGAAACACTGATATCTCAATACAACATGGAGCCTGCTTCTCTACGTGAAAAGCTGACTGATCAGTCATCTTCCAGAAAGGTTGATCCTGCGGTTCGCGTCAAAGCGAATCTGGTGTATGGATGGGTTGATCAGCACATCAGTAACCTCGCTGCCCATGATCCCCGCTTTCGAGTCCAGCCGTTCAATCAGCAGGGCGTGGGAGCCGAGACGTCGGTAGCCAGAATTTCTGATTACTGGTATCGAGAGACGGGCCAACTTGCACAGGACAAGAGGGTTCTGTTGGATGCCTTCCTTTCGCCTTTCGGCGTATCGAAGATCGGCTGGACTGCCGACATCGAAGGCATCGTTGAGAGGCTGGTCAATTTCGATCCTGATTCAGTGATCGACGATCCAATGCAGGAGACAGAATTCTTGCTTGGAGGCCAGCCCACTCGAATCATGCCTGATCAGCTACATGAACAGCACATCGAGATTCATGTGGCAATGACGCAACAGCCAAACATAACCCCTGCTGCGCGCCAGTTAGTCGAGGCACATATTAAAGAACATGACCGGATGTTGAATCGGGGTGATCCAGACAGGAATACCACGGTCAAATGGGAATCCCCCTTCGGCCAAAGGTGGGAATTCGGATCATTCCTAATTGATCCCCTCGCTCAGAATGGACTCTCGGACGCACGGTGGATTGCCTTCAAGTGGCGACGTCCTGTAGATGAGGTCGTGTCAGATGGTTCGTTGAGCAATACGACCCATCTTGAGCCTGATCCCCATGAGCGCATTGCCGGGGCTCCTGAAATGGACCCACGGTTCGTATTAGATGACTTCGGTATGGTCACCGGCTATGAGATCTGGGCCCGAAACTTCCCTGTTGATATCAATCAGCGGCGAAATCTGTTCATCAACTTCTCCAAACATCACAGTAAGTTCTTCAGGGACGACGAAGACTGGCCGTATGAGCGTTTGGAGGATTACCCTGCCGAGATCCTGAACTTCAATGCAGGCATCCATACGTGGTTCAATAAGCCGCCTCTGTTGATGGCCGGGGCCGATTCAGTGCAGACGCTGATCCACGAAATCATGGACTCCTACCTGCACGTCGTGCGTAAGCAGAAGAATCTCTTCCTGTATGATCCTGAGTATCTGGAAGAAGGTGAGATCGACGACGTGTTAGCCTCACCTGACATGACCGCCTTCTCTGTTGAGGGGCTGGCTCAATCCAACGGACGTGCTGTTATACCGATTGAGTTTGGGAATGTCATGTCTGAGAAGGGGGAATTGCTATCTATCGCAGAGAGACTTCTCGATAGAGCGGCAGGAACCCCGCAGCCGGGGCGCGTCCCCGACCCAGAGTCAGCCACAGAAGCGAATATCATTGACCGCAAAGCCACTGCTCGGGAAGATGAGAGATCAGATCTGTTCGAGAAGTTCCAGATCCGTAAGGCTAACAAATTCTGGAAACTTACCACTGAATTTAAGCCCGAACGACTGTTCCTCATTGACCCCCGAGCGCAAAAGTTCGTGCAAATTGATGATGATGTCGTGAAGGGGGAGTATGCCTTCGAGATCGACATCTCGTCTTCAGCACAGGCAGTGGCCCTTGAGCGCAAACAGTGGCTCGACCTGTTGAATCTGTTCGCCGGTATGACTGAGGTTTTCCAGCTAATTCACGGCCAGCCACCGAATATAGCTCGGATTGCCGAACTTTTACTGGTTCGGGGGTATCAGATTCAGGACCCGGCAACAATTCTTCCCTTCTTGGAGCAGGCACTAGCTGCCGGTCCCGAGAACATCGAAGAAGAAATTATTCAGCAGCTAACTGGCCAACCCGGAGGCGGAGGTGGTCCATCCGCAGCGGTGAGTGCGGCCATTCAAAAAGGAGGCGACAGAGGCCCCATTAAATCGGAACAGTTCCGAGGCGGGGAACCTGCTCAGTCTCGCGTCTTGGGTCAAGCGACCCGAATAACTACGGAGGGATCTAATGGCCAAGAGTAAGGCACCTGCAACGCCTAAGACAAAGGAACCTGTAAAGCCTAAGGCACCTGTAAAGAAGAAAGATGAAGAACTTCTTATAGGGCTGGTCGCCATCCGAACTGCGATGACGGGTATGCGAATAACCTTTGGAGATCAGGAAGAGACTCTGTATCTCATGGAGGCTCAGCTTCGAGATCAATTGGTTGATCTGATCGACCAGATGATCGGAGAAAGGAACTGATATGAGTGGCGTGGACGCCCTTGGTGATATCGTCGTTACTGGTTCAGCGAAAGCGTCTAAGACGATGGTCGATGATATGGAAGAGGCACGCCTCGAAGCAGAACTTGAAGTCGCGGAAACAAAAGTCCATCATTTAATGCAGATGGATCCTTTTCATGATGACCTGATAGGTTTGGTTGAGAAGAGGAATATGCTATGCCGCGAACTTCATAGACGTCATATGGAGCGTGAGTTTGAGAGGATGGAAAAGTCATGATGTATGACTACAAATGCCCGCATTGCCAGACGGTCCACAAGGATGTGATCGTAGCAATGTTAGAGCGTGATACTCATGTGGAAACCTGTTCAACATGCGAACTACACGGCATGAAGAGGACTTTCCCTGTTGAGGCCGCTATGGGTTACCAGCCTTTTGAGGCATATTTTGATCCGGCTCTTGATATGGATATCAATGGCCGGGGCGAATTGAAGGAAGCCATGAGCTTCTACGGCGTTCAACAAGCCGGTGATAAGAAGCGTGGCGCACGAAATGAAGAAGTATCCGAGAATGCGGCTGTTATCGACATCTCGGCTCCTACCGGCAGGAGACTGTCGACCGTTCAGCGGGAAAAGGAGCAAGATGCCGAAGACGCCCGAAGAGCTTGGCAGGTGCAGTCAGAGGATCAGGATGGGAATCTGAGTGTGCCCCAAGAAGTTGCTGGACTGCCGAGTCCATCAACAGCAGTCCGAACCGGGAAACTTGAAGGAGAAGAATCATGAACCGTGCTGAAGATGCTGGTCCCCAGACGGCGGATCTGTCCAAAAACGCTGCTTATGATGAGCTACGTCAGATGGACGCCCGCGCAAATCTGGATGAGATCAATTCCGTCAACAGCGAAACGGGTAGGGAGCTTACCCGCAACACCGACCTTGGAAGAGACGAAGATCCCGGCAACGGATCATCTGACTCGAATTCAGGGCAGAAAGCCGGTCGAGATAATGTGCTTCGTTATCTGGAGGATCATGCAAATGATCTTCCGGGGGGTGCTGAAACCTTTCGAGATCTTCAGCGCCAGATTACACGCATGGGAACTGAACGAGCCGAAACAAGCGAGCGACTTGCTCGCCTTGAAGGCCGCCTTGAAGGTCAAGGCGGAACTGGAGGTGAGGAAGAGCCCGTTTCTGAAGAAGCAACCAAACGCGAGGCAATGCTCAATAAGCTTCGTCCGGGACAGCGCGAGATTTTTGAAGCGCTTGTCGACGAATTGGGCTTAGTGAGCCAAGATCAAATCGAACAGGAGAAGGCAGATGCTGATGCAGAAGCCTTTACTGCGAACACTATCACTGAGGGAATCGAGAAGTTTGGCGATGACTTTGGCGAGATGGTGAACGGGCGATTTGAGTGGAATCCTGATCTAAAGGAGTCTGTCAGTGAAGTCTTTCAAAGGCTGACATCTGAGGAGACGGGAATCACCCCGATGGATCTGTATTGGCTTGTGAGGGGGCCTCAGTTGATTGCTGATGCTTCAGGTCGTGCGGTTGGTCAGGAGCAGAACAATTCGCGTGAGCGTATTGCGAAGCGCCTCAGAGCCTCTACGACGGAGCAGTCTTCTCCGGGCGTTCGGTCCCAATCAGTTATCTACGACCGTGCTAAAGGAGACACACTCGATACCGTTGTAAACAGAGCGGTATTGGAGTCTCTTAGAAGCGGTTAAAACCGTCAGGAGCATTAAAAATGGTAGGCGAATCTAGCCTAACCCGGACATATGGTCCTCTACTGACGACGACTCTGGATAAGATTCTGGGGTCTGGAGTAATTCAGGATAACGTCTTTGACGCTAATCCAACATTGGATTACTTCCGCAGCGGAGATCGTATTAAGGTGGTCGATGGTGGTGAGCGTATTCGCATCCCCGTCATGACTGGCAAAAACAGCACGTTTAAGTGGTATTCAGATTACGAAATGCTCAACGTCACGCCGCAGGTCGGTCAGACTACGGCGTGGTTTGCGTGGAAGCAGGCGGCAGTTGGTATTTCGATCTCCGGTATGGAGATTCGACAGAACAAGGGGCAGGCAGCGGTAGCGGATCTCCTGAAAGAGAAGGTTAATCAGGCCCAGCTTTCGCTTGTCGACGGATTGGCCACAGGCATCTTCTCAGATGGCAGTGGATCTGCGAATAAGCAGATTAGTGGTCTTGAGTTGATGCTTGAAGACACCCCCGGAACGACTGCTTATGCTCAGGTTCCGACGACGAACACCAGTTGGCGGAACAAGTCAGCGTCCTCCGTTGGTGCTGCGGCAACCAACCTCGTCCCGAATGTGCGCTCAATTTTCAACCAGTGTTCTCAGGGCAAGGATGGCGCAGCTTCCAAGCCAGACTTCATTGTATCCACCCGAACGATTCACGAATCGGCTGAAGCTCTCATCACGCCTCGCGTTCGTTTCGCACCCAACCCTTCGGGCGGTGCGGATCTCGGCGTTGAGGAGTTGATGTTCAAGGGTGCGCGTTGGATCTGGGATGATTTCTGCACCTCAGGCAACGTTTACATCTTGAATGGCAATCATGTGATGTTGTTCGTCCATGCTGCTGCGAACTTCGCCCAGACCGATGAGGGCTTCCAGAAGCCTATCGATCAGGACGCGCTGTCCGCGCAGATTCTTTTCATGGGTAATCTTGCCACAAACAACCGTCGGAAGCTTGGCAAACTGACGGGCGTGACTTGAGAGAGGGGCCATAAATGGCTGCGGGAGATGTCACAATTGATACCGTCCATTCTGCGGGAGACTACTCTGTTGTAGTAGGCACCGTAGAGGTGGATGTAACAGACCGAAACTTTGCCATTGGTCCGACGTCGTCGACGCTTTTGTATTTCAATACGATGGTGGCAGACAATTCGGCGTCTGATGATGCTGAAGATGCTGCTCTGCCCGCCGCGCAGTTGAATATGAATGTGGCGAACACGGCGACCAATGGGACAGTCAGTATCGAAGCCACAGCCGCTCACACTTGGCGGTTTGAAGCCGGAATTATCGGGATTATTTAAGGAGATATAATGCAGATTCCCAAGCTGACACGCGGTGTGGCCGAAAAGGTCTACATCGTAGTCGAGAACAATGAAGGGGCTGAACTACTTCCGGGCGTCGTTACCGAATGGACAGCGACTGCTACGGTGGCAGATCAGGGCCGCCTTGTTGAGAAGGTGGATATTATCGTTAATGCAACCACAGGACTCGCGGCTGGTGTCGCGGGGGTGGTGGATTCAACGATTGCAACAGGTGACACCGGACGTCTTCAGGTCTACGGGCCTGCTGAGGTTCGATGCTCAACGACAATTGCCGTTGGACGCCTTGCAGTGGCCACTTCTGCCGGTGTTGCACCGACAGCCGTGGTTACTTCTGACGTTCAGACGACTACAACAACTGCAATGTATGCTCGCGCAGGCGTTGGTGTGTGTCTTGAAGACACCTCTGCCACGCAGGCTTGTATTCAGTTGGACATTCTGTAAACACCAATTGGCGGGATGGGGGCAGCGCACTCCCATCCCGCTTTTTTATAACCGGGAGACAATAATGAGCGAAGATAGCTGGGATATCCCAGACAATGTAAAGGTGTTGGTTGCAACGCCGAATTACACAAACTTGTTCGATTCATCCACTCATGTGAATCATATTGAGTGTGCTACCCAATGGACCAAATGGGGGATTGATTTTAATTGGACTGTTGTTGGCCGAACGTTTGTTCATTTTGCCAGAACGCAGATGTGTCAGGCTGCTGTTGATGGAGACTTTACTCACATCTTCTGGGTTGATGATGACGCCATTATTCAGCCCAACTTTCTTCCTCGCTTTCTATCCCATCGAAAAGATGTCGTGATCGCCCCGTATCCCATGCGAAAGATGCCTCACGAAATTGGCGTCTTGTATTCCAAGACAGGTAATTTCCATGATCATGCGTCCTATAAGAATATGGAGCTTGATGAGCTTGATCAGGGTCTGATTCAGGTGGATGGCGGTGGGACGCATTGTATGCTGATGTCCACAGAGACTTTGTTGCGTGCAGGTGAAGGCACTGATGAAATGTCAGTGCCCGCAGAGCTTACTGCGGCGTTTGAGAATCTCACGGACGAGCAGCGTCTATTGGCAAAGCAGTTTATAGGTGAGCCTATGGAAGGACTGCGATCTTTTGCTGACGAGGATACAGGAGGCAATATGTCCTATTTCGTCATGCCAAAATCGGGAACTGAGGATATGTATTGGTGTTATCGAGCCAAGCGTAAAGGCATTGAGGTTTGGTGTGACACGGATGTCTTCGCCGACCACCTTGGGTTTACTCCCACCGTTACCAGAGGCTGGTGTGAACATGCAAAGCAAGCTATGGCTGATAACAATCTTCAGAGCACACAACGACTGACTATTATTCCGGGCGACTCTGACTCACGCGATCATCATGGTATCGTTCGTGACAAGACGTCGAATCTTATTTAATGGAAGGGCTGGGACCACTCAAAGGACAGGAAGAAATCAGCCTACTGCGCTGTGCTACATGCAGAAAAGGGTTTGATACCAGTCATTCTAACGGAGTTATATGTCCATCTTGTCATGGCAAGAAATGGACAAATCAGATCGGTCGTATGACGGTGCGACAAAGAATTAAGGTCTACAGAATGTCGGGGGCATGGTTTCAGCAAGATCCACCTGACAATTTTGATCGATTTGCAGTAGCGATGGAGCCGTTTATTACCGCATTAGAGAGGACAAACCGGGATGCCTGATAACGGCGTATATACAGAAGAAGAACGTGCATTGGTTGATGAATATGCATCTGGAGCGAATCGAGATTCAGCAGAAACAAGCAAAAATCAGAACCTTAAAGTGTGGTCCGAGGTGGAGATTGAAGAGCCTGTTGCGGAGGGAAGCAATGTCCAGATTCGATCGAAAGCAGTCGTCGGAAGAAAAGATGGAACAGGTCGAGAATGGGAGATCTGTCCCACATTCCCCGCACTTGGCGTCGACCTCCCACTTAGATTATGGTCCATCGATGAGGGGTTTGCACAGGTGCTCACAGGATTGGTGCGGGCGATCAAACCGAGGGTCTGTCTTGAGGTCGGGACGAATTACGGGAGATCGGCCAGAGCCATTAGTGAAGGGCTTGTCGCTAACGGTTATGGTAGCCTCACCACCGTGGATATGATGGATCATCAGATACATGAATCGGGAGCCCTTCTGGAAGATCAGAAAACGTTTGTAAATCAGGTGATTGGCAAGACTCCTGAGATTTATAAAGAATTTCCTCTTGCCGATATGAAGAACATCGATTTTGTCTTTTTAGATGGAGAGCACAAAGCTAAGGGGGTAGAAGAAGATCTTCAGTTTGTAGAAGACCACAGGGCCAGTGAATGCTTAGTATTACTTGATAACTCACGAGATCCAAACTGGCCTGAGGTAGAGGAATTCTTTGGCGGATATGGCAAATATCCACACATTTGTCTTAACACTATTTCTGGCACTCAGATGATTTGGATGAGAGATTAGGCCAAAAGGACGCTGGAGGCCGAAAGGGGCACAGGGGGTTTCTTCCCGGTTACCCCTAACGCCCTGACTTTTAAGGAGAAGTAAAATGGCAATTGAATTTCAAGGCCCAACCGAGTTTGAATCTGGAACGGCTGATTCCGAGATCGGCACTGCCGATAAGGCGAAGTCTGTCGTTTCAATCACAGTGAACGCTGATACAGGTGCTGCTGCAACACTGACGGTTTATGATAACAATGCTGCTTCTGGCACTGTGTTGGTCATTCTTGATGCCCTTGCAGGCACTGCGAATCATTTGTTTTTCGGTGATCAAGGGGTCTATTGTGCCAACAGTGTTTACGCTGACATTGGCGGGAGCAGTGCCAACTTTACAGTAACATACCGGGAGGATAAGTAATGGCAAAAGTTAAACTGACTTTGGATAAGAATGTTCCTGAGGCCCTTCAGGAACAGGTTAATCGGGGGGAGTTGTCTCTGGCCAATGGCGTAGAGATGCCTCTGTCCGAATCAGATAAGAACAAAGTCATCTACACAAAGCTAGAGTCCCACAATCCGATGATCTCAGATTCTGATCACGGCGAGTTGTGGACGGAGCAGGTCACGGCCAGTGCAAATTTGGCTGTGCATGGTGGGGATGGAGAAACTGGTGTCACAGAGGAAGATGGATTGATCTTGAGTTTTGAGGGCACGCCGGATGGTGAAGTTGCTATTGATCTCAGAACCAATCGTATGATGAGCGAGGACGATGCTGAGCTTGAAGAGGAGACTCTTGAGCTTACGTATCCCCGCTACACTCGATATGCGTTTCGTTTGAAGTCAGTGCAGATTACCGATGGACCTGAGCGTCGGGCAAAGCTACTGGCTACAGACGAGCAACAGCGCAACGATTCTGAGTCGAAGATGTTCTCCAATATGGAAGCGTTTTTCCAAAAGCTCATGACTCAGATGGGGAACGCTCCAGAAAATGGGAGTTCAATGATTGAGAATATCAATCCTCAAGATGCGCTTGATACAATTATGTCACAGATGTCGCCTGACCAGCTTCGTGCTCAGATTGAAATGCGGGAAATCGAAAAAGAGGACGAGGAGATCGACGCTGCAATCGAGGCTGGATCGACAGTCGAATTCGAGGAAGACGGGGCAGGAGTAGGCGAAGGAGAGGCTGACAAGTAATGATCTACCGCGAGATTCTTGATCACGGTCTGGACCTCGGCTCTGAAGAGTCGGGGGACGACTATGAAGACATGCTAAAATTCACTGTCAACATGGTATACCGGGAAATTCTGGAGGAAACACAGGCTGATACGGAAACTCGTGAGTTTACACTGACGACCATTGCTAATGTGTCGCAGTATGGTTGCCCTCTCTATGTCCGTCGGATCTTGAATATCAATGATCCGACGGACAATAATAAGCTGGATCATATCAGTGCGTCCCAATACGACAGGTCGTTCCCTGACGCCACTTCTACAGGGGCTCCTCTGTCGTATTACGATCTGGCTATCAAGGGGGTTCAGCGTCATCCCATCGTCAATTCTGCGCTAAAGGTCGTCTCAAGCTCAACGAATGACGATGGGGCGAATTACCTGCTATATGCTCGAGGGTTTGTCTCTGATGTGCTGACGCGTGAAGAGATCACGATGGATGGCACCACCATTGTCACCAGTTCAACTACTTTTGACGCGGGCGCTATGGAGCGGATTACCCTAAAGACGTTGAACAACAAGACGTTTTTGGGCACAGTGACGGTGAAAGATGCTACTATAACCGACGCCGTTTCGACAGCGAGCGTCACTCCCACAACCACGATTTGGGCGGGATCATCTTCGCTGTCGTCTACTGATGACATCTACAATGGCAAGACCCTCACCTTTACTTCGGGGGCTAATAGTGGGACTTCGACTGTCATCACCGATTATGATGGATCGGATCGTAAGGTCACGGTCGAGACTGCGGTTACAGCCCCATCCAACACTGATACCTTTACCATTGACGGATGGAACATCGCAGAAATCCCTCCTTATTATGGCTCATCTCCGTCTTATCAGTGGATCGAGTTCAACCCAATACCAAGTGATAAGCGCGACCTGACGGTTCGTTGTGAGATGGCCAAAGCTCCTTTGGTGAACGATGATGACTGGCCGGATATCCCAGAGGAATACCATGATCTGCTGGTCTGGGGCCCTGCTGCTGCTTTGATGCCTGCTGTAGGCAAGACGGCAATGGGGGATCGCTATCAGAATCGGTTTAATCGCAGGCTGAAGCGGTATATGACAGGCCAGCAGAAGCGTCGTGGCATGATCAGAACCTTTGAAAACGTCACCAACGTATTCGTCAACAGTGGTCCTAATGGGGCTCGCTTCCCTCGTAACACCGCGACCAGTGTGGATCTACTTTAATGGCAGAGCCTCAGGTATCTCCTGATGTCCAGACGTCGCCGATCTTTCGGATTCGAGGGCAGCGTAGTAGGTATCGCTATCCTCACGAGAGGCTGACCCCGGAGAATCAGACTTTTGCGCGGGATTTGAACCTGTCTGAGTTCGGGACGGCTGATCGCCGTGGTGGCTATGAAAAATGGTCAACGAGTCAGTTATCGCCGAATGAGCCAGTTACAGGGCTATTTCAGCAGACGTTTGTCACCCCTGCTGCTACTCATCAGGTCATTTGCACCAGATCGAAAATATGGGCAGATGACGGCACAACTCGAAAAGACATCACCGGATCTGTGTCGCTGTCTGGGGGGAATGATGATCGCGTGCGCTCGGCTCACATTCTTGACCAGATGTGTATGACGAACGGGAAAGATGCACCGTTTGTATGGGCGGGAGATTACGCTGGGCCTACTACTGCGGCAGCCATGACGCTGGGCGGCACGTTCAGTGCCTGCAAGGATCTTGTGGCCTACGAAAACCTGCTTGTGGCCCTTGCCCCGACTGAGGGTGGGACGCTTAAAAATACGCGTATTCGCTGGTCTGACATTGATACAAAACTCTTCCGACCTGACATCGAAGTTTGGCCGTCAGATAACAGCTACGAACTGGACGAGGGCTCAGAGAGCATTGTCGGTGGCGTGAATAACTTTGGACGTCTACTGGTCTTCAAGGAAGATGGCCTGTATCCGGGCTTTTTTGAGTTCGATGTGGGCTATATCTCGTTTGAGCAGGATCAGCCGAAGCTGGGTTTCCGGCCTATTGCAAAACACTCTATCCTCGCTCACCCGCAGTTTGTCTGGTGTGTGGCCAATGATGGGGCCTATATCGTTCGGCCTGATCTGTCAGTGCAGAAAGTGACAGGTGATGTGCAGAATGAATGGTCTGATCTGAACTCAAGTCGCATTCAATACGCCGTTTCCACCTTGCGGCATAAGGATCATCAGGTCCGCACACTGCTGTCGACGGCTAATAACGATGCTGGTCATGATCTGATAATGGTTTGGGATTGGGAGACGGAAGATATTTTCTTTGAACGTCCCACCGACACCATGTCCCATCACAGCAGATTGCTCGAGAGTGAAGTAGAATACGACTTTCTCGGTGGACAGACTTCTGGCTATGTTTATAGAGGCAATAAGGGAACGGATGATGACGGGACATCATTCGGATGGGAGCTAATTACAGCCGCAAACGACTTGGGATACCCCAATCGTGCCAAACAGATTGTATCTGTCATTGTTTGGTATAAGGCAGTGGGGGGATCGCAGACTGTAACGGCTCAGCTGGTTCGAGATCAGGGCACCAGATCCAGTCGTTCAAAGAACCTAACGTTTGGCTCAGGCATGAGTTATAACTCTGGGCTGGCTTATAACGCGGGCCTTAGTTGGCCGGGGGGCAGTAACCGTAAGGGCCGATTCTTCGTGAATCGGACTGCGGAGAACGTTTCGTTGCATTTAACCGGGACTGACGATGTTAATCTGCACGGCTATTCAGTGGAATTCATACTACTTGAATAGACCGTCTTCTGATGGGGCTTAAAACCAGCTTCAGGGGATATCATGGCCGGACCCACGTATTCTTCACCGTCAACGCTACCGGCTGCTGGTGGCGATATTGATGCAGAACCTCTTTCCAATAGACTATCTGGACTCCACAGCTTTCTGGATGGCGGCGGCAACCTTGATGAAACGAACGCTGACTTAGCAGGAACCGATGGGCTGGTCGGTAAATCTACCGCTCAAACGATTACTGGTATCAAGACGTGGCAGACTACGGTTAATGCCGCTGGCAGTGTTCAAACTGTTGCCGTATTTGAGTGGGACCCCGGAGACGGGGGCAACCTAACTGACAACAGTTCGGGGGTTGCTCTTTCCTTCAAGTTGCCTGATGATGGTGATAATCAAGATGAGGTTGCCAATCTTACTGTCATGTGCGTCTCCGATGCGGCTGGATCTGAGGAGGCCGAGTTTAGTTTCAGGCTGGTCAAGGCCGGATCACTAACTGAGATAGCAACACTGGCCCCTACAACGGGCCTGACAGTTGGCGTCGATGGCACCGGATATGACGTAAAGTTCTTTGGAGACACTTCCGGCCAGTACATGCTATGGGATCAGTCTGCGGATGAACTGGTGTTGGCTGGAGACTCAAAGCTGAGTTTCCATGATGCCGCTGGAGGCGAGAACATCATCGCCAGTTCAGACGGACACCTTGAGATAAACGCCGGAACGACTCTGGATATAACGGCCCCTACGGTCGATCTGAATAGCGCTACTGAGTTCAACATTGATACGGCTGCTTACGACCTGAATGCGAGTGGGGCCATTACAGCCACTGGTACGACCATTGATATAGACGGCTCCGGTGCCATGCAGATCAACAGTTCGGGTGGCGCTATCAGTGTTGCCAAC